CGTGGATGCCTATCGAATCTCTATCGTAAACTAATCTGTCGAGGTCGCATTCTACAATCTTAGCCTCCCCAAATTCGGATTTGATAATAGGTGCGTTAATTTCATTAAACTTGTATATCATATTAAATTACCCCCAACACTTCCCTCTAATACCACCTGACCATCTTCGTACTCTACGTTATAACTTGCCGACTCGATGTTGTTGATCACAACAGGGTCGCGCGTCTCGTACATTAAATATAAATAGATTTGTGCGCGTTGCTCAGGGTTGCCTGACTGCAAGCGTGTGAGGTTATTCGGCGCACTGGTACGTTGCCAACCAAGTTTATTTTTAAACAGTATAGCGCTCACGTCGGGGCGCTTGTTGCATTGTAACAGACGTTCGACACGACTCACCGCGTCAACTCCACGAAACACGTTAACCGATACTTCAACGATAATCTGCGCACGTACCTCAACATCAATTGACTGTGGCGTGACGCTCGTGTTGCGATATATGTTCGCTTGGCCACGTTGATTGATTGATTGCTTCGGCTCGATGACGGCATACTCACCACTAGGCGACGGCAAACCCGAACCGCTACTCGATACTTGGTCAGCAAGTATCACATTCGAGATACCCGTAATGGACGCCACGATAGGTCGAATAATATTAAATATCTCTAAGCGATTCATTTATCATCAATCCTCGACACGATGGCACGGCAATAATTGTCCCACCATCGGTTATCTAATTTGTGGCATTTCCACTGTTGGCCATCGAACGTCCACACGTCAGACTGTTGAATGCTCGCGTCGAGTCCGTCGTTAATATAAACACGGCGAGCATCGACAATACGTTCACCACCCTTTTCGAGCGTTTCGATTTCACGGTCCGTCGCTTGCTGTATGTTCACAGTGTGAGGTGTGACCGTTGTCGTGCCGTCTTGCCAAATGCCGTCAACGTAGCCGCCGCCAGTGAATGACGAACGTGTTGCAGGTATCGATGTGAATATGGGGTCGATATGCCCCATCATGTCAAGTGACATAAATTATGGTCCTGTATATTCGCCGTGTACGTCGGATACGCTTAGCATCCAACTTGGGGAGATGGGTTTAAAACCAAACATCACCAACGGTGCGTTAATCCACAACATCAGTCGAGGATATTTAATTTTAACAGTTACGTATAGTTTACTCGTTTTCATCTTAAAGTCCCTCGTTAGGTGTGCCGCTTTCGATTTTATACGTTACGCTTTGACGCAATGCGCCCGAGTCGATTAACGGATTTGACGAACCTTTCTTTTTAATCGTACTTGGCGCGTTTGGTGGTGTGCGTAAATCCGTCATATATTTCTGAACCTTACCAACCGCCACGACTCCGACTTTGTTCAACGCTTGGGTCATCGTGCCGCCGTCGCTGAGTGTCTTTTCAATGATTGTCAGATATTCAGCGTTACCAGACGCCACGCCAGGGTTTAACCAAGGTCGTGCTGGTATCTTGATAATGTGCGGGCCTGTAACGCCTAATTCCATGTAACCACGGCCAGACTTGAGGAATCTCACATCGTTACGATCCGCCGCTGCTTTGCTCGCATAACCGTATGACGTGCCGCCGGGGTGAGTAATCTCCGAACCGAACTCATGTACTGCGCCTAATTGAGCGTTCGTGATGTCGTCCGACTCGTGTTGTCCCGCGTCGGCTTGTATTCCAACCGTCACGTATTTGTCAACCATCAAAGCACGTAACGCTTTTTGAATAGCGTCTCGCGATTGTTGAACATTGGTCACAGTGACTTTAGGTTTGAACATGACGAGACTCGTGATTAGTAATGACTCAATATTAACACAATTTAGGTGATGTGGTAATAACCCCGAACAAAAACGACTCAGGTAAATTTTAAGGTGCTAAAACCATTTAAACAATCAATGACTTATCGTACTTACCTCTATACCTCTACTTTCTATAACTGTAAGAATTATAGGTATGCATATAGTATATACAGTATGGATCATACATACATATACAGATAATATACAAGAATACTATAGGGAGTATTGAACGATACGGGGTTCGGCATGGTTTTCGGGTAATCGTTTCGAATCAATACGTTACGCCACCTCAAACAGTGTGTCGTCACCTCAAAGTTCGGGTAAATGAATGATTGACAACCACGTCAATCGTGCTAGTATACAAATCAGACGACGAGGATACGCTTCGTTGCGTTAACGATAATGGTGAAGAATTATGGGAATGTATACAGAGATGTTCGTAAATATAGATCTTGCGACCAATACACCACAAAATGTAATTGATGTTATACAGGCAATGTGTGAAAATAAATTTGACGCCGAGTGTCTTCGCGATAAGCCTAGTCGGTGGTCTATAATGTTTAATAACGGTAGTTATTACTCACCTCTCACCGAGTGCGGAAAGTTAACTTACGATTATATAGCTAAACATTACTCACTAATAGCTAAAGGCGACATAAAGAACTACGAAAGCGAAATAGAGTTGTTTTTCGAGTTTATCGCACCTTGGTCTGATACTGAATTTATGGGATACAGTCTATACGAAGAAAGCGATACACCAACATTGATGTTTAAATCAAACCTTGAATGATGTCAATATTAAACACCCGACACGTAACGTTACGTGTCGGGTCAACTCATTAAACCGCGCGTGCACCCATAGCAGCACGTCTTCGTAGCCTCAAATATTGCACCCCGTACAGCGTTAATGACAGAAAATCATCCTGTGCCGATTGAATCTGGGTGATCCTGAAGCTAACCGACTCGTCACCCACCGATTTACCAGCAAGGTTAAGACGTGCCGCTGCGTTGATGTTTGTCGGGTCTGTGGCACCAGCTGCGGTGTTGTAAGTAATGCTCAATAGGTGAGCAGCATATAAGAACACGCCACGCCTCTTGAAGTTCTGACAGTCGTTGATATCCAAAACGCCCCATCCACGACCACCACATTCGGGTAGCGCCTCGCAAAACGTTTCTGTGACCACATTATCGGGCCACGTCGTTACGTTGCTGAACGCAGGTTGAGCGCTTCGAAACGCTGTTATCATTTCCGGTGTTATTGGTTCGCTCATTTTAAATCCCCGTGTTGTTAGGATAATCTAAAAAACCTTCAAATATTTCAAGATACGATTGAATGATTTGATCTTGTGTATCTAATGACTCAAGTTCTAAAAGTGCTAGTCGGTTTTGATAAATAATACGATTAGCACCTTGCTGGCTTGCCGATACACCTTTGGCTATGTTTTGAGGGTTACTTCTAAAAAATAGATCTGCGCCTCGTTTATTTGCTGGGATCGCTAGACTAGTAACGGGTGTGACGAACGTAATGTTAGCGTCAGTACACAACACAGCGTCGGGCTGACTAGTTATATCTAATCTAAAATTATACCAAGGATCAGGCGTGCCGAGAACGACGTCACTATCTTGTATCTCGTAAATTCTACCTATGACACCGACACCGTTCGCACCGAGTACACGTTCTTTTAGGTCAATAGGATATACGCTTCCAACTTTAATCACGGTGTAAAATTTTTGACCAAGTGACGTTGACGGGAAATCTTTCGACACTTCCCACTCATCGCCACGCTTCGCATTCATTTCTCTATATTGTTGAACGCAATCGGCCTGTAAGCCATTTTGTGCTCTAAGTTTCATAGCGTCACCGCTATTGTCGAGCATCCAATCTTTAGGCGTCATGGTGTTATACCTCTTATAAAAACGGCCGCAATTAAGCAGCCGTTAGGATTGTATTGTTACGAGCGACTACTCGTCGTGCGCTTCGAGTTTAGCAGCTAATGATTTAACTGTATCACGCGAACCGACTTCAATGTCTTGAGCTTCACACAACGCGATTAAATCCGCTTTACTCATTAACTCATACGCTGACACTGCTTCAACAGGTGCGCTTGCGTCGTCTTCATATTCGACACGTAACGAACCGTTGGCGATTAGTGATTGAACGAATGCGTTATCGCACAAATCGTTAGGCACTTCAACCGATGGATTGTCACCCGGTTTAATTTGAAATGCGCCACGGTCTTTGCTGTTAACCGTAATTAGTCGTGCTGCTGTATTTTTTAATAACATGGTAAATAGCCCTCGGCCCAAGGTAATAATAAGCTAGTTCGGCGTGGCGGGCCTTCCACATTGTCCCGAACTAGCTTAAATCGTTAAACTGCGTCTCTGTAAGCTCCAGAGAATGGGAACCTAAATTCTACTCCAGACATTTTGTACTCGCAATCCACGGCGATGTTCAAGCCTTGAATTTGTGGCGCTGTCTGACGGAACGGTAATGGGTTAGCCATACCAAGGTTACGAGCGTTCTTCTCGTAAGCCATCATACGATCTTTACCACCATTCGAGATACCAGCTGCGGCTAGTTCTGCTGCTTCTAACTGATAACGTGGTTCGATCATAAGCGGTTGCTTAGTACGAGTCGTGTACAAGTTGTTGGCCATGAACCACTGTAGTACGGTCGT